ACGAGATTTATCCCATGGTTTCACCTGCCCATCAGAGTGTATTTGAAATTACTCTTGGCAATGAATCTGGGACTTGTTATCTCGCTGGCAATGGATTTCTTTGTACCTTTCATCAAGCTATTGAAAAACTTCCAAGTAAAGTTACCGTGAAAGATGAGAAGAATTCGCAAGATTTTATTCTTTCAGCAGGTAGTTATTTGAAATGGACTACAGGCTTTTTTGGCCATGTAATCTGGTTTCCAAAGGGGAAACTATTTTCCAATAGATCATCAATTAGTTTAAAGACCCCTGATCCTGGAGAGGAACTACGCGTAGTCGCGCTTTCGACTGGTAAACCCGTTATGTCAACGGGTATTTCAAAGGGTCCTAAGATAGTTGAAGACGCCCTGTTGTGGGTGTATGATGCAGGCACGAAGCCTGGTTTTTGTGGATGTCCAGTTTTAAACCCAAGTGGAAAATCAGTAGGAGTTCATGTTGGCAGTAATGCCGACGTGGGCAACCTCTTTTTTCCCTTGACCGGGCCAGTGATTTCTGAAATCACTGGATTCCGGCCAAAAAACTAGACTTCCCCCGCCCCGCTCTCAGTCTCGTAGACATAATAGAGGAAAGATTTCATCCACTATGTTTAGGAGGGCGTTCGGGGGTTACAAAACATTACGAGACTTATGTTGCGCGTTGTAAGAACTTTAGTCACTATGGAAGAGTCCATAGATATACGCGCTACCGGAAAAAAGACTTTAGAGATCAGGGTTTTCAAACATGGTATAACAGTGGCCATGGTGACCTGAAAGAAGATATCCAACATTATTCAATCTCGATACCTAATGAGGAAGCTGGCTACATGTCTGTTGCAAAATATGACAAGTCACCAGAGAATATGGATAGTTCAATATTGACGGTTGCCGTGGAGTGGACATTCAAATATCTCGAGCCTTTTATGGGCGAAGCTGATGTTTGGAGCCATGAAGCTGCTATATCACAAATAGATAAGAATACCTCGGTAGGTTATCCTTATAACCTTAGTAAAGAACCACCAATAAAAACAAAAGGAGATTTTTTAAAATTGCCTGAAAACATTGAGCTTCTCTATGATCATTGGTCTAAATTACAAACTCCTGAACCATTGCCTGTGGTTTGGACAAATTCTGTGAAAGAAGAGATTCGTTTGCAAGAGAAAGTTAGATATAACAAGTTACGCACATTTGTTGGTCCTCCGATCACTCATGTGTATTGTTCGCAACGTATGTTCGGACATATGAACTCACAATTGCATGCAAATTCTCCTAAGACATGGAGTTTTGTTGGTAGTTCTAAATATTATGGAGGTTGGCACCGCTTGTATGAGCGCTTATCTAAACATCCAAACGCCTTTGAATTAGATTGTTCGGAATATGATTCAAGTTTAAATGCTGAACTCTTGTCACAGTTGGCAAGAATTCGTTTTCGTATGTTGAAAAGAGACCTACAGACTGATGAAAATTGGGCTCGTGTGGTTAATTTGTATGACCAAATCATCAACAGTTACATTGTATGTTCTGGTGGTGAGTTGATTCAAAAATTTACTGGCAATCCTTCGGGATCTGTCAATACTATTGACGATAATACGATTGGACAAATAATTTTGATGGCATATGCCTTCATTACTATTTTCAAAGGTGAGAGTATCTGTACGTATACTGAATTCACTGCTAATATGGAATTAGCTTTATGCGGTGATGATAATACAGGCACTATTTCGGAAAAAATTTTTAATAGGTTCAACCCTTCTACTATTAGTGCAGCGTGGACATCTATTGGTATAACTACCAAGTACGGTAACACGTCAGCTCGACAATCTTTGCTTGATATGCACTTTTGTGCAAATGGCTTTAAGTTTGTTGATCATCCTGCTTTTGGAAGAAGAGTGGTTCCTGTTCCGGACCCTGAAAAACTCTTGGCTTCAATGTGTTTATATTCAGCCAAGGGTTCAAATCTCAAATGGAGTTTCCTGCGTTCGCAGGCTATAAGGAGAGAGTGTTTCTTCACTCCTCTGTTTGAGACATTAAGTAGTTATTGTAATTTCTTAATTAAATATCATTTTCATGAATTGCATGCTATACCTGACCCAAAAGATCCTACGGATTTTTCTTGGGAAGTTCTCAGTACAATGCAAGCAACAGACTTGGAAATTTTAGCTCTTTACTTAGGGGAGCAAGTGGCATTGCAAGGTAAGGGTTTACCTGAAGAAATTTATCGAGAAAATTTTAAGTTGGTCACTCTTGATAAAATTGAATGCTATGCCCCCTAAAAAGAGCAAGATTAAGAAACAAAAAACAAAAACTGCCCGAAAAATAAATAAAAAGAAAACACCTAAAAAATCAAAAAACAAATCTCCTAAAATTACTACTCAAGCAGCCCCTGTTGCTAAGGGCTCTAGAGTGAATCAAAAGAAAGCAAGCGACAGACCTCGTCTTGTTGCTCATCGAGAACACTTGTCTCAAGTGTTCTTCGGTGAGGGGGAGTCATTCCAGTCTGGATCCTACCCAATACAAGCAGGTTTGCAAGCTACTTTTCCTTGGCTTTTTTCGCAAGCCCAGAATTACGAACATTATAAATTTCGTAGGCTTGCTCTGGAATATGTGCCATCGTGTTCAACTAGTACTTCAGGACGTATCATGACAACATTTGTAATGGATGTTACTGCATACCCCTTTATTGATCTAGATGAACAATTTGACTATTCTGGAACAAAGGTTATTCAGCCCTGGATGGCTCAATATCATACTTTGCCAAA